CCAAAGCTCAAATAAAAAAATATGTTAAGGATACGTTTGAAGGTATAATACCTGATTTACAATTACCTGGTATAACAATACCAAAAATACCAACTAAAGAAGAAATTGAAAAAATTGTAACTGATATAATAGCTGGGTATATACCAAATATACCAAATCTTAAATTACCAAAAATACCAACTAAAGAAGAAATTAAAGCAATGGTGTATGAAATGATTAAAGATAAGATACCACAAATACCAAATTTTAACATAGTACTTCCTAGTTTATATTTTAAACCAAGTTCAAATATTTTAATAAATCCTTTGGTAAATTATTGTAAAACTCAAATGTTAACAACTGGTGGTATAATAAACGTTTTAGCACAATACCCACCACCAATAATACCAGGACCAGCAATTATAAAATGGGATGGGTATAGAGTTCCTGATGGACCTCCTGTACCTGATGTACCAATACCACCTGCATTCCCATCAAACATACCATTACCAGATACTTCAAAATTAATAACAGAATTACCTAAAATTGAATTAAAAGCTCCTAAATTTGAAGTTCCACCATTAGATAAAATCGGAAACATAATATCGATATAATTCACATATTTATATTAATTCCCAAAAATAACAATTCAAATATTTATAAACATAACAAATAAGTAAGTATGAACACAGACAAATTATTAAAAGCCATACAAATCTTAATCAAAGAGGAATTAAAAGAACAATTACCTGCATTAATTAAGGAAAATGTAAGGGCTGAAATGAAAAAACTGATAGCAGATGGTAAACAGCCTGCTAAACCAAAAAGTACTGGATTATCAATGGCTGCGGCTATGTTAGATGAAGAAATAATCACCGAATCAGTACAAACAAAAATAATTGGAGAAAAGCAATTTAGCAAAAACCCAATGATTAACCAAATACTAAATGAAACTAGAGGTGGAATACCACAAGGTGATGGTGGATTTAGAACTATGAGTTTTGGACAAGCTGATATGGGTTCAGTTGTTGGTAGAACCGCAGTAGCCGATAAAATGGGTTATGGTGATTTAGCTAGAGGAACTCAACCAAACGGATTGGGTGTACAAACTGGAGTACCTGAATTGGATAAAGCATTGAATAGAGATTATTCAGAACTTGTAAAAAGATTTAAAAAGAAGTAATGGCAATTATACTAGGAAGAAAACCTATAATAGAAACACCAGAGTATGATGATTATGCGGTTGGGTTGGCATTACCAATTCAAATAGCAAACGTTGCTTTTAAGCAAAATTATACGGAAATAGAACAACTTAAATCCAATATAAAAAATTTATTATTAACAAAAAGAGGAGAACGATTAATGAATCCACTATTTGGAACAGGTATAGAAACTGTATTGTTTGAACCAATTACTGATGAGTTTGAAGATAAAGTACAAACCATAATAACAAATTCTGTTGAAAGATATGTTCCAAATGTTAGTATAGATGAAATAAATGTTGATATAAGTAATGAAAACAAAGATAAAAATTCCGTAAATATATCATTGAAATTTAGAAGCAGAAATACCGGTAATACTGGTAATGTATCGTTCTCAATTCAACAAACCGCACCATAATATGAACTCAACACCTAGTAATAAAAAATATAGTGGAAAGGATATAAAATATCTTAATAAAGATTTTTCCGCGTTTAAAGATAATTTAATAGAATTTGCAAAAACGTATTTCCCAAAAACAAATACGGATTTTACTGAAGCATCACCTGGTATGATGTTTATTGAGATGTCTTCTTATATAGGTGATGTACTTTCTTATTATATAGATGATACGTTTAAGGAATCATTGATAACAACCGCAGAAGATTTAGATAATGTAGTTGCATTGGCTCAATTTTTAGGATATAAACCAAAAGTAACATCTCCTGCTACAACAACACTAGAAGTATATCAAATTGTACCAGCTATTGGAACGGGTGCTTCAAACATCATTGATAGTAAATACTTGTTAAGAATAAAACAAGGTATGGTAATTGAATCTAAAGATGATTCTGTTAAATTCATAACAACCGATGTTGTAGATTTTAAAGATAGTAATAATAGAGATATTACAATATATAAAAGAGATTCAAACACCGGAGACCCTACATTATATCTTGTTAAAAAATATGTACAAGTCATATCAGCCATCCCACAGGAAGTTAGTTTTGAATTTGGACAATATAGTCCATTTGCAAATGTACTTTTAGAAAACACTAATGTAATAGAAATATACGATGTAAGAGATTCGAATAATAACAAATATTATGAAGTACCTTATTTAGCACAAGAAATGGTATTTGTAGATTATCCAAATACGGCATTTAATGACCCAGATCTTGTTCAATTTAAAGAAAGTGTTCCTTCTATTTTAAAAACTTTAAAAACATCTAAACGATTTGTATCAAAAGTAAATTCAGATTATACAACTACTATTCAATTTGGAGCAGGTGACCCAACGGCAAGTGATGAACAATTAATACCAAATCTTAAAAATGTTGGATTAGGATTACCTAATTCTATTAGTAGATTGGAAGAATCATTTGACCCAACTAATTTCTTAAAAACAAAGGCTTATGGCGTATCGCCATCAAACACAACTATTACGGTAAAATACTATACGGGTGGTGGGGTTGCATCTAATATAGAAGCTGACCAACTTACAAAAATAACATCGATTGAATTTGATAACGATTATTCCGATTTAAATGTAACACAAATAGGAACATATAATAGTTTAAAAAATTCCATAGCTGTTGTAAACAAAATCCCAGCAACTGGTGGTAGAGGTGCGGAAACAATTGAAGAAATTAGACAAAATGCTTTAGGTAATTTTGGTGCACAAAATAGAGCAGTTACTTCTAATGATTATCAGATAAGAGCATTATCAATGCCAACCAAATATGGTGCAATTTCTAAATGTTACGCAACAGCTGATGGTAAATTAGATAATAACTCACCATCATCAATATTAGCATCTCCAAATGTTTTACAAGAATTTACCGATTTGGTAATGGGATTCATAGAAAGGCCAGAATCACAAGAACCAACAAGAGCTACGGTTAATTCTGAACTGACACGTTTTTTAATTGGAAAAACATCTAATGAAAATGAAAAAAATAATCCATTTGCTATAAACTTATATATGCTTGGGTTAGATAATTTTGGAAGATTGACACCAATTAATAGAGCAGTTAAGGAAAACTTAAAAACCTACTTAAATGAATATAAAATATTAACAGATGGTGTTAATTTTTCCGATGGGTTTATAATTAATATTGGTATTGATTTTGAAATAGTGTGTAATCGAAATGATAATAAATCCGAATTAGTTACTAAATGTATATTAGAATTACAAAATTATTTTAATACTGATAATTGGTCTTTCAATCAAACAATTAATTTAAGTGAAATTGAAGTATTGCTTGCAAATATTGAAGGTGTATCATCTGTTACACGTCTTGAAATAGTAAATAAATGTGGAGGACAATATTCTCCAAATTCATATAATATAGAAGCTGCAACAAAAAATAAAGTGGTATATCCATCACTGGACCCATCTATTTTTGAAGTTAAGTTTCCAAATTCAGATATAAAAGGGAGGGCAAGATAATGGCATACTATTTTTTAACAGCATCAAAAGATGCATCGGTATATTTACAGCAGCCTAACCAAAATACAGGCTTGGATGAAATATTAGAAGTAAGTAAAGTTTTTTACGGAAACGTAAAAGATGTATCTCATGCTTTACTAAAATTTGATTTAGGGTTTTTATCTCAATCATTATATAATGGTACAATTGGCATGACTGATGCTAGATTATTGATAAAAGAATCTCAAACGGAAGAAATACCATTAGAATATACAATTCATGCAAATCCTATATCTGGAAGTTGGGAAATGGGTATTGGTACTAGATTTGATGCAATCACTACAAAGGGTGTAAACTGGAATTATAGAGAAGGTGATACTAAAATAAATTGGTTAGAAAACGATTTTAGTGGTTCTACTACGGCTAGTATAAATGATGGTAGTGGTGGTACTTGGTACACCCAATATGGTGCATCTCAAACATTCAATTATGAGAGAGGTGATATCGATATGGATATCAAAGCAATGTTAAAAGTTTGGATGTCAGGTTCTATTCCAAATGATGGGTTGATGTTAAAGTTCGCAAACTCAACGTTGTTTCCTGAAAATATAGAAAGTAACACTCAAGACTATGGAATACTAAGATTATTTAGTAAAGAAACATTTACAATATATCAACCAAAAATAAGAGTGGGTTGGGATGACCAACTGTATGTAACAGGTTCATTAACTGAATTGACTTCAAATGATATTAAAGTTGGTGTTAAATCATTTAAGAGCGAATACAAAAAGAATAGTATATCAACAATAAGAGTAGTAGGTAGGGAATTATATCCATTGAAAACGTTTACAAATTCATTTTCATATAGTGATGTAAAGTATCTACCACAAACAAGCTATTATCAAATCAAAGACTTCGCTTCGGATGATGTTATAATTCCTTTTAGTGAATATTCTAAATTGAGTTGTGATAATGAAGGAAATTATATTAAATTAAATCTTTCCAATTGGGAAACTGGTAGAGTTTATAAAATAGAATTTAAAGTTGATATGAATGGTGATGTAAAATATTATGATGACAAAATAACATTTACTATTGTAAATAACTAATATGGCAAGATTAGCTACATCTGGATTACGAAATTTAAGTTTACTTGATGATATAAGTAAGAGTGGTTCTTTGGTTGTGTCTAAAACCAGTGTGAACTCATATGAATTTAATGATTCAAATGAATTAGATGGTGTTATTTTTGGAAAATTATCAAATCCTAAGTATAATGAAACTGATTTAATAAAATCAATAGATACTAGAATATTTGAGTTGATTCCAGTTGAACCACCACCATTAGATGATGATGTTCCTAGACCTGTATATAATGAAGTAACTCAATCCGTAATCGATTTGACGGAAGAAGTTATTAGACTTAATACAATTGTAGTAGATTTAACAGCTAAAGTTAGTGAGCTTGAAATAGTTTCAGAGAGTTTGAGAGTTGATGTTGATGCGCAAAAGATATTAGTAGCATCATTTGAAAATCAATTAAATCAAGCAAACGTAAAAATATCTAATGTAGTTGTTGATTTACAAAACTCAATTCAAAAAGGAACTGCTGAAGCAATTCAAAGAGTATCATTAACCGCTCGTAACCAATCATTAAAAGAACAAAATGACCAATATAAAGAAATATTGGAAGGTAAGCAAGCTAAGATTGCGGAAGGTGCTAAAGTGGGTATGGATTTCTCTGTTAAGAGTGTTCAAAAAGGAGAACCTCAATTTGGTGATTTAACTTATAGAGCTAGAGCTAAAGATGATGGAAATGGTCAATGGATTAATGGACCTGATCTTGAAGTTTATAATTTCTCAAAAGAACCTATAACAATAACGTTTGAAGAAGCTGGACAAACATTAGGTTCGTTTGAAAAAGTAGCATCTTTTACATTACAACCTAAACAAACTAAACTATTAACACTAAAAACAATTCCATCTAAAATAGATGACTTTAGACCATCAGCAGGTGTAACGTTATTAGGAGATACTGCTTATAAAGGTAGTTTGAATGTAAAATCTCAAAAATCAAGCGTAACATTAGCAGTGGCAATTCAAAAGCAAGTTGGAACTAGTTGGAGTGGTTAATAAAAAAATAAATTATGGCAGCATCTGGATTAAAGAATTTTAAAGAAATAATTGAAAATAAGGCGTATAGAATCAACCCAAATGATAGAAATATATTTGAGCAGGGAGATTTACAGTCTTTTTTTGGATTAAGTGAGGATGATGTTATTGAATTCATTATGTATGATTTTTCCGAAAATCAATTACCACAAAAAAATAATGGATTGGTTAGATACATATCGCTTACAACTGAAAATATAAATGATTATTTTTTATTATCAGAGGGAACAATGATGACAAGAAACAATCTACCATCTGAATATTTTATAGATGTTGAACGATTGATAAAAGAAGCTGGTTATGCAAATGGTTTATTCAAAACACAAATATCTCTTATAAATAAAAGGCTTGGTTCTTATAAACCAGATGATAAAGTTTGGATTAGTGAAATATCTCCTTCTAGAACAGAAGTTAGATTATTTCCATTAGAAAAAAGTTCAAACATAAGTGATATAAGAGAAAGATTTGGTATATTTTATAACAACGGAGATTTTAGAAGTGATATTATTTATAATGCATTAAAATTAGTAGAATCAATCAATTCAAGTGTAATAGATGATTTTATAAAAAATACATACGGACAAGGTTGGTATGAAAAATTAAAAACTGAATACAAAATTTCTAACTTTGATTCATTTAGCGTAGCGGTTCATAGAAAATTTGTAGAATCTGCATACTATGAATTTACAAATAGATTATCAGATATTAAAGACCTTAATTATGGTAAGCCAAGAAAAACAAAACCAAGACTTCAATTATCCGAAAACACTATAATACGAAGATTATCTGAATTAATTGTTAATTCTATTAATTTTTATTTGACTCAAAAAGATGAACAATTAAATTCAACATCAGTTAATTCAAGAATTGAAAGTATAGATGATGCGCCAAATATATTACAATCGAAATCATCTGATATACAAATTGAAACAAAATTACCTGAATTAAAAATAGTAACAATAGAGAAGCCAGCGCAAAGTGAAAAGAAATTAGGGTTAATAAAAAAATTAAAAGGTGAAACTCCAGTAACAGAACCTGAACCTAAAATTACATTTCCTGTTGAAAAGGAAAATCCAACAACTGGTGAAGTAATAACAATAGAGCAACCTGTTGATGATAGACGTAATGAATTACCTATTATAATAGAAACCCCAACCGGTGGTAGTGGTGGTGGAGGTGGTGGAGGTGGATTCGTTGAAAGAGATTTTGGAACTGGATATGGTAGAGAGCAGGTATTTGAAAGAGATATGAGACAAAGAGAAAATATACAATAAAATATTTATTAAGTAATGGCAGAAGCAAATTATGGAATATTCGGGGATGATTTTTCGTTAGAGGGAACAAACCCTGCAAGTGTACTTAATAGTATTAGTGATTCATCCGTGTCCTTTGGTGGCGGTGGTGGGGGTGGTGTAGTATCAACCCCAAATGATGTAATAATTCCTATTACAACAAATCCAAATGCCTATGGTACTATAAATGCAAATACCAATTTAATAGTAAATATTAAAGCAAATCAAGAAGCTCAAATATATGTAAATTCTGAAAATACATTTAAAATAACAACAGATAAATTAGATGTATCATTAAATGATTTATTAAAATTTGGAAGTAAAACTATTACTGTTGATAAAACAGGATTTAAATCAAACGAAAAATATATATTTAGAGCTGTACCAAATTTAAACTTTAATTTTAGTAATTTAAACTTTAATATAAATTTAGGAGATAGTTTAATTGGATATCAAAATAGATTATTACCAAATTACAACGAACCATTGGTTGGTAGTAATGAACCAATATATACAAGTACACCTCCATTTGAGGTAATCGTAGAATATTATAAAGATGATGTAATACAAAGTTTTCCGTATAATGCATCAAACCAAATAATTGATATTGATTTTAATTTAGAAAAGGGAGAATCGCCAATAGATGTAACTCCAATAGATTCAAATGCAACTATTACAATTGATGTGGATGGTATTACGGATTCTGTTTTTTATTCAAATGGAACAATTAATGATACCTTAACTACTGGTAAAGTATATACATATACGGAAAAGATTGGAAGCGAAATAGCTATAACATCATCTGATTTGCAAAGTTACATAATATCAAAAATTATAGTTACAAATGCAAATGGACAAGTAGAAGAAGTAACACCAGCAGCTGAATCTGCAGAAAATGCTATTTTAAATAATACAATTAGAAATTCAAGTGTATTTTTAAGATTCGAAGTTAGTGGTAATACAAAAATATCAATAATAACAACTGAAGCTCCTACTACAAAAATATTACCATCTATTAATTTTGTAAATACGGAAGGAGTTAAAAAATATAATATAAACGAAAAATCTGATATACCTATTGGTGTATTTAAAAATAGAGCAGTATCGGATATAGCAATTTATATAGGAGATAATGTTTACAAATATTCTAAATTAAGAGATGATGAATCTTCAGCAGTTGTAGTAATACCGGCATCTGCTATACAAAAAATAGGTAGTTATAAAGTTGTATTAGTACCATCTACTATAAGAAAGACAGCACTATCATTACTATCCGGTCCAACTACTTTCGATGGTAATCCTATTGAATTTGTATTAAATGTAGTTAATGAAGTTTATGTTGGTACACCTGATATAAGAAATATATCGTATCCATCTGAATTATTCGGACCTGATTTTGCAGGAACTGATGTTAATTTTCAAATATCATATGATTCGATTAATACTGATTATGTTAGATTATACAATGGAACTAATTTTACTCAACTACAATCTAACGGAAGCGTATCGCTAAATGTAAAAAAATTATTAGAATTAGCCGGAGATAATGTAGCTGAAGATATAAACAATATTGTATTCAATTTAAAGTTAATACCATATAACATTAGTGGAATTGAAACTGTTATTGGTAAAGAGGAATTTATTACAATTAAATTTATAAAAAGTAATTATACAATTCCAAGAAATGTTGCTATTAATAGAATAGCTGAGGGATTTATAAACCAATTTGATAAAAGTTTATTAAGAGAAACTCCTTCAAAATATTTAACTCATCTTTTACATTTTGGTGAAGGTGATAATAAATTAATTACAACTTGGACTGGTAGTCAAAATTCTTTAATTGTAAAATTATATGAACCATTACCAACTTCAATACAAACAAATCAACAAGTTTGGGTTTCTAAAATATTAGCAAATCCTATTATTGATACTATACGATTGGTTGGTGATACTACACAAACCTGCCCACCATTAAGAGGACCTAATTTTTCTTTGGATGTTGATAATGGCATTGGCTATCAAATTTTTGATGAATTAATAGCAAGTGGTTCATATTCATCTAATGCTTTGTATAATACATACGCACAATCAAAAGGTATAGATACAAGTAAATTAAATATAGAATATATTAAGGATTCTGAATATAGCTGGGAAAATTATGTAAATTTTGGTTCTGCTGAAGAAAGGGTGAATAATTTCATATATAAACTTGGGATACTTGAAAAATACATACAAGATTACCAACTACTTACAGAACAAACATTTAACATTGGATATGTACTTACCGAAGATGCATTAGGAATTTTTACGCCTGAAATCGAAGGTAATGAAAGATTAAATACAGAAGAATCATTGGATATGCAATATGAAACGGCTATAGCATATAGCCAATATTCAATTGATGAATCCGGTACTTTATTAAATAAAATAAATACAATAATACAAAACTTTGATGGTTTTGAAAAGTACCTATACACATCAACAAATCAATTAGCATATCCTAAGTTTGATAATACTTTTCAAGATGGTATTACTAGGAAAGTAAATTATTTAACAACAACAAACGAATCTAAAATATGGTATAATACGATAGTAGCATCTGCTGAATATTATGATAAGTACAATACAAATTATTTAGTAAATAATCTTCCATTGTTTATACAAGAAGATTATGATAATAACGATTTTATTGTATTTTTAGATATGATAGGACAGCATTTTGATATTATATGGACATATATAAATTCTATCAGAGATAGTAAAAAAGTTGGAGAATTTCAATCAAAAAATATAATAAATAGTATTGTAGGTCCTGTTTTACAATCATTAGGATGGGATACTAAACGTGCATTTAATTCTAACTTCTTATGGGAGCATGTATATGGTACTAATAAAGAAGGCAATCAAATATACTCAATGCCACTTGATGAGGCAAATAATCAAGTTTGGAGAAGGATATTAAATAACCTGCCTTATATATTAAAACATAAAGGAACTGGTAGAGCTATGAAAGCTATTATGGCTTGTTATGGTGTACCACAATCTATGTTGACAATAATGGAATTTGGTGGACCACAAGACCCAACAAAAGATGCAACAACTAAATTTACTTTTGATGATAGAACCGCTGCAATTCATTTGACGGGTAGCTTAAATGGAAATGGTAGTTCAAATATTAAAGTACCTTGGAAAGTAGCACCAACAACTGGAAACTATCCTGCATGTGTTGAATTTAGAATAAAGCCAGATGAATTACCAAATACATCTTACACTCTAATTTCTGGAAGTGAATGGAAGGTTGATTTTGTTAGAACAACTGGTTCATTTGTTTCGTTAGAATTAAATTTTGGTGGGGATGTTGGTGAGAGTAGTTATTTTATGACTACTGGTGTTGGTTCTCCTTATATTGATGTAACAAGCGAAGAATATGTATTTGGGCCCGAATATAAAACAGGTAGTGTTAATATTCCATTATCATTGGAAAATTATACAAGCATAGCTATCAACAGATATAATTATGGTGGTTCTCAATCACAATATGAAATATGGATGGCATCATCCGATGGTATTAGAATAAATACATTTGTTAGTATGTCCTTATTGACATCTGATAATCAATGGGAAACTGGGTCATCATTACAAATTGGTGGAAATGGATTTGCTGGTAATGTGGATGAAGTTCGTTTATGGACTGTACCATTACAAAGAAGTAAGTTTGAAAATCATAGTTTATTCCCTGATGCAATTAATGGAAATGATTATGATTCATCTACAAAAGATTTATTATTCCGTTTAGATTTTGAATATCCAAAAGATAGAACAAAAGATTCATTTATTAAGAATGTTGCTATCAATGAAAGTTATACCGAACCATTTGGATTGGCAAATAATATGTATTCGGCATCGGCGTATCCATATCAATATACTCCATATGATAGAACTGTAACAGCTACTGTTCCATCTTTAGGATTTAATGCTTCTAACAAAATTCGTTTTGAGGAGCAAACATTGGTAACTAATTTATCTCATAAAGTAAGAGCAACTAAAAAATCATTTGATAGAGCTCCAATAGATTCAAATCGTTTAGGATTATTCTTCTCTCCAATTAAGGAGTTGAATATGGATATCTTAAAAGCATTTGGTGATTTTAATATTGATAACTATATTGGTGACCCATCCGATGAATATAAAGATTCATATAAGGAATTAAGTGTATTGCGAAATTATTATTTTGAAAGATTGGATAGAAATATCTATGAATATATTCAATTGGTAAGATATATTGATAAATCTCTATTTGATGTATTAGATGATTTGGCACCGGCTAGAGCAAAGGTATCTAAGGGATTATTGATTGAACCGCATTATTTAGAAAGAAGTAAAGTTAAGTGGACTAAACCAGAATCAGAAAGAAATGATTTTGATACTAGCATTAATACGTTTGATGATGTTTCAATAGATTCTACATACAACTATAATGAAGGAGAACTAAACATACAGCAAATAGCAAATTTAGAAAGTAATTTAAATAATTACGATGGAATTGTTGATGCAAATACTGGAATTGTATTGGAAAGTACAAACCCAACATATGAATCTTTAATTGATTATAATTTTATTGATATATTAGATGCAGATTATCCAACATATCCACCACAAGGTTCTGTTAATATTGAATGTCCAACTGGAGCTAGTTTATCTGGTGAGGTTGATTCATTCTCATCTACTCAAATTGGTATGGAGAAAAACTCATTAGCTAATTTGGGATATGGATTGTATGCAAAACGAGGTAATTCGGTATATAGAACCATTGATGATATTTTCGGAAACTTAGAAACAACTGGTAGTAGAGTAAGTGCATTTGTAGTAAAAGAAACTAAAGCAAAAAAGAAAAAAGTACAAACTGGAGGATATCCAGCAACAACATCTGGTCCTATTAAGTATAGTACAATAACTACATTTGAAGATAAGTACTATGTATCATTATTACCTTTTAGTGGAAGTATATCTATTGGAAATGAAATAGTTCAGGTAACTCCTATTAATGGATACCTACCAACTCACTATAAATTTGTAAACGGATTGGGTGAGGGATTACAACGTTCATATTTTAAAGGTTCTAAACAAACTATCGCAACTACACCTGATGGATTATCTCCAGTAGAAACATTTACAACTAATCCTAACATTCTTAGAGTGGCTAAGACTGGTAGAGGAAGTGGTGAACCAATACTTGAAGTGGATTAAGATTGAAAATATTAATTGGTTATATTTATTTTAGAAATAAAGCATTAAAAAATAATAAAAAATGGCATATTTAGATAACACCGAAATTACGGTAGATGCAATCCTTACAAAAAAGGGAAGACAAAAATTAGCATCCGGTCAATCGTTAAACATTTCAAAGTTCGCTTTGGGTGATGATGAGATTGATTATACATTATACGAACCAGCACATCCAAAAGGTTCTGCGTACTATGATTCAGCAATTAGAGCTATTCCTATTACGGAAGCATCTCCTGATGAAACACAGGTATTAAGATATAAATTAGTTACTTTACCAAAAGGAACTACACAAATCCCAATCGTAAGATTAGGTGTACCATCAATAGGTGTAAACCAATTAGAAGGTGGTGTTGGATTAACACCAACAACTTCACCTGCTGGAAACGCAAACGCAGGTTACACTGTGGTATTGACAGACCAAAGAGCAGGTACTCTTACTGTGACTAGAGGAGCAACTGCAGTAGGTAGTGTTCCTGTATTCTTAGGAGAAGAAATAACAACAACTGCACAAGTGGTTAGTGGTTTAGAATTTAGATTCACTCCAAATCCAAACTTAACAATTGATGTATCAACTACATTGACAGTTTATGGAAATGAAACTGGAGGTTCTCAAACTATACCTGTAACAGTAACTTATAAAGCTTAAAAAGAAATAAATAATGGCACTAATAAATGACCCTAACGTAACCGCCCAAATTGCAGCATTAGCAAACTCTGGTACGGTTGATACAAACCAAATAGTATCTATTTTAAATAGCGTACTACCAGCTGGTCAACAAATCGCTTCAAACACAAGTGGTGTAACTACTGGTATTTACAAAAGATTTGGTGATTTTGATAAAGTTAATGCAAAGACCGAAGTTGTTACAACTGGTTTATGGACCGGTGATTCTGGTTCATTAGCACAATTCTTTACAGCATCGGCACAAACAACAGCAACTAGCGGATACTATTACGCTAATGTATATGATTACAATCCAGTAACATTTTCAGATTCAGCAGAAGTACAATTTGCAATCGCATACGGACATGTTAATGGTAGTGGTTCAATGACATTAGATGTTAATGATTCTGCTCTATTAGCAACTAAAGCAACTTACGCTCAATATAGAGCAATGTTGTTAGACCCAACTGATACTAAATTCTCATTTGAGAATTCTTCTAATATATTGCAAGATTGTAACGCAGTTTACATTATCAATATAGCTAGAAGTAGATATAGAGAGAAGATGGATGCTGGTAACTGGTCATTAAAATTGACTGGTGGTAATGGTACATTTACTTTTATTGATAATAGTGGTAAGAAATTTGGTGATGATTTAGGATTGAGTGGTAGAACGTTTAAAGTTGTTTCTGGTTCTTTAAATTTAGGAACTGAAAATCAAGCAACTATCAATACGACAGTTGGTACAAATGGACAAGGTTTGGGATTATTCTATCCTGATAGAGGTATTATTGTTCTTAACGCTGAAGCAATCGGTTCTACAATAGGTACTATTGATACACAAACGATATACACTAAAGATGGTGCTATTATTCAAAGTGGAAGTGTTTCTCCATCACACCTAACTACATCTGAACAATTTAATCAATATAGATTACTTCAGGCAATCCGTAGAGGTGGTGATTTTGAAGCACGTAGAACTGAAAACATTTCTACTCAACACTTCTTTGTAAGAGCAACAAATAGAGAATTTAACTATTCTAACAACCCAACTTATATTGATGCTAATGGATTCTTTGTAGAAGGTACATTTGAAACTGACCCACAAACATTCATTACAACTGTAGGTTTGCTGAATGATTCAAACGAATTAATTGCAACGGCAAAAACTTCACAACCAATTGTTAAATCATTTGATAAAGAAGTTTTAATTAAAGTGAAGCTATCATTCTAATTAAAAATTAATATAATATGAAAGCCCCCTTCAATGGGGGTTTTTTATTTAAAGGATATTTATATAAAATAAATCGTTAGATGTTAAAGGAAATTTCAAAATCGGATATCATAACAAGACCAATTAAAGTTTACAAAGAGTGGACTTTGGATGAGAATGATATATCTCCTATTTTTGGTGAAAACCCAAACAATACTTTTATTGATTTGGATTCTGAAATTAAAAGTAATGGGGTTAATAAAAAAGTAATTTATGAATCAATAAAAGCACAATTTTATACAAACCCTGCAACAGCATCGGCTTTATTTGAAGTTGGTCTACGAAAATCATATGCATCAACGGATGAACGTGTTTTGGAAAATGAAATGGCCATACTACCAATACCTCAAAGATATTATGGAGAAGGTATAAAGGTAGGTACGGTCACTTTAGAAGATGAAACATTAGGTAGAACATATACGGATGATGGATATTCTAATTTAGTATATAATACCGAAATTAAAGGTAATATATTTTATGATAGGGGATTAGTTATTGTAACAAAGGATGTAGTTAGTGGTTCTGTATTAAATCAATTTACATTAAGATATCGTTCAACTAAAACAATATATGAAAATGAAATATTCCTTTCAGTTTTAGAGAATGAATTTAATGTATCACAAAACCCATCAGCTGTTGATTTTAATGGCTCTGATTATGGTAAAATAAAATTACATACAATTACTTCTTCCTTAGACCCAACAAAAACAGCTGGGTTTGCTGATTATGAATATAGTTCATCATTGGATAGAACAGGTTCTTATTTGGCACCATATATTACAACAATAGGTTTATATGATGATGAATTAAATATGGTAGCTGTAGCTAAATTACCACAACCAATAAAATCTTTACCTGATTATCCTGTAAACTTTATTGTACGTTTTGATACTTAAACCAAGTTATGTTTATATTTATATTTAAATAAAGAAAAAGATGTCTAAAATAGTAGAATTATTATTAACTAAAAAACCAAAAGATTCTCAAGCTAATACAAAAGGTATTGATAAAACTCCAATTGGTGTAGAATTTCCATTTCAAAATTCAAAGGATTTGGTAAAAACTGATTTATCAAAACCAAGAGGTGGACAAATTGGTGGTACAACTGGAGGATTTAACCCATCTAAAAAATACGCAGATTCGGTTAATACTGCAAAAAATAAGTAAGTGAGCTGGAAATTTAATGGAAATATTGTTACGGAGGAAAACACACCGGAAGGTGCGGTTGGGTTTGTCTATAAAATGATACACATACCAACTGGTAGATTTTATATAGGGAAGAAGTCCCTAAATCAAGTTCGAAGATTGAAACCCCTTAAGGGAAAGACTAGAAAGAGAGTTGTTAGAAGTGCTTCCGATTGGGAGAAATACTATTCATCAAACGAATGGATTAAATCCGAAGTAAAAGAAGGTAGGGCTGGTGATTTTGAA